AATTGGCGGTGGTACAGATCCGGCAATGAACTCTTATAGTGCTCTAGTAGGCTATGCTACTATTATGTCCCAAGGTGACGTCGTAAAGATGGACGAAGGTACAGGTGGTGTGCAACTTGCAGCAGCAAATGCTATGCAAACAGATGCTACAGCAGCTATAGGTGTTTTTTGGGGATCTTCTTTCGACGATTCTACTGGAAAGCCAACTTTTAAAAACACAAGACCTGCGTCACAAGCAGCAACTGTTTTCGTGTACGACGATCCATATCAAATGTTCGAAGTACAAGGAGATTCTGTTGGAGGAAACTCTGCAGTAACAGATATCTCTAAAACAGCTGACATGATAGTTGCAGCAGGTTCAACAATAACTGGTGTTTCAAATACAGAACTTGATACAAGTGATATTGGTACAGGTGCTAACCTACGTATCGTAGGCTTTTCTAAAAAAGAAGGCCGCGGCGAGGTTGGAGCTGCCCATACTGTGTACAATGTTTTGATTAATGAACACAAGTATAAATAATAGCAGGAGGTAATACATGGCTATATCAAGACAACAACTAGCTAAAGAGCTAGAGCCAGGTCTGAATGCATTATTTGGACTTGAGTACAAAAACTACGAAAACCAACACGCTGAAATTTATGATACAGAAAATTCTGATCGAGCATTCGAAGAAGAAGTAATGTTATCAGGTTTCGACAAAGCTGCCGTTAAGTCAGAAGGCGCAGCAGTGGTTTACGATAGCGCGCAGGAAACTTACACTGCAAGATATCAACATGAGACAATTGCTCTCGCTTTCTCTATTACTGAGGAAGCTGTTGAAGATAACTTGTATGATAAGATTTCAACTCGTTATACGAAAGCACTAGCACGTTCTATGGCTCAAACTAAGCAACTTAAAGCTGCTGCAATTCTAGATGGAGCTTTCACTACTTCTACAGGTGGTGATGGTGTTGCACTTTGTGCAACTAACCACCCAGTAATTGCTGGAACGTTTGCAAATGAGTTAGCAACACCTGCTGACTTATCTGAAACTTCATTAGAGCAGTCTTTAATTGACATTGCTAAAATGACAGACGAGCGTGGACTAAAAATTGCTGCTAAGGGAATGAAACTAATCATTCACCCAGCTCAGCAATTTGCAGCTGAAAGAATCATGAAATCTGCCAACAGAGTTGGTACTGCTGATAATGATTTGAATGCTATGAAATCAATGGGAATGATACCACAAGGATTTGTGGTAAATAACTTCCTAGCTGATTCAGAGTCTTTCTTCATTAAGACAGACGTTCCTAACGGAATGAAACACATGGTTCGTGCACCAATCAAAACTGCCATGGAAGGCGATTTTGAAACTGGTAACGTTAGATATAAAGCTAGGGAAAGATACAGCTTCGGCTTCTCTGATCCTAGAGGTATCTTCGGATCTCCAGGTGTATAATCAGTAAGGTTATAAACCATTTTAAGGGGCGCTTCGGCGCCCCTTTTTATTTGCATTTACTAAATTAAAAGCGTATATTCGAAGAAACACAGACTTGACCAGACGGCCTCGCGACTGTGTTAATTAACAGGAGGATAGAAACATGGGTACAACTACTTTTTCAGGACCGGTTAGATCAGAAAACGGGTTCGAAGATATAACAAAAAATGCAAGCACTGGTGCTATAACTAGTAATGCTGCTTACAACAAAGCCATTAGAGGCGGTGTACAAGCATTATCAGGCGCAGGAGCTGCGGATACTGTAAACCTAATAACAGAGCTTACTACAGCCGGTGGAGCCGCTGCAGTAACTTTAGCTGATGGAACAACTTCAGGACAAATGAAAATCATTAACATGATTGTTGATGGTGGTGGAACTGCAACAGTTACTCCAACTACATTTGCAAACGGATCAACAATTGCTTTTGACGCAGTTGCTGAATCAGTAACTTTAGTTTGGAACAGTGCTATTGGGTGGGTCGCTACTTCAGTAAACGGCGCAACAGTAGCTTAATAACTAATTAATGTGGGGCTTCGGCCCCACTAATTTAGGAGGATAATATTATGTCAGGTGGAGGATCTTTCACATCAGACCAGAGAACAGCTCAAGCAACCGCTACTGGACCTTTAGTTGGTGGGCCTTGTAGGGTTACATCGATTCAAGCAAAAGGCAACGCAAGTGGTTCTGTTATTTTGCATGACAATGCAACTACAGGCGCAGGCACAGCTCATACATTTCTTTTTGGAACAGAAGGACTAGAAGTCTTTGTTCCTGGAAGTGGTATTAGAATGAAAAATGGTTGTCACTTAACAATCTCTGGATCAGGCAGCTGCACTATTACTTTTAACTAGGGGGCTAAATGGCAACATCAGGTACTACTAATTTTGAGAGTGGTTTCTTAATTGATGATATTATTGAAGAGGCTTACAATCGCGTAGGCCTCGACAGTGTTAGTGGATATCAATTAAAATCAGCAAGACGTTCTTTAAACATAATGTTTCAAGAGTGGGCCAATAGAGGTTTGCATTATTGGGAGCTAGGTAATCTTGAAATTGATCTTGTTGAAGGACAAGCTGAATATAAGTTTTTTAGAAACTCTGCTGATGGCACAAGTGCTACGTCTATCCCTAATGGCGTTTATGGTGTAGATGATGTTTTAGAAGCTGCCTATAGAACTAATAGGGCTACAACCAGTCAATCGGACTCTTCTTTAACAAAAATAGACAGAAGTACATATCAAAGTTTATCTAATAAACTTAATAAAGCTCAACCTACACAATACTACGTTCAAAGATTTATAGATAATACTACAATTAGTTTTTACCCAACTCCGGACGCTACAGCGGCTGCAAACCATATTACAATGTACTATATTAAACGTATTCAAGACGTAGGCGGATACAGCAACAATGCTGATGTTCCTTATAGATTTGTTCCTTGTATGACTTCAGGGCTTGCATACTATTTATCTCAAAAAGTAAATCCACAAGTTACTCAACAATTAAAAATGTTGTACGAAGATGAATTAAATCGTGCATTAGTTGAAGATGGTTCTTCAACAAGTACTTTCATAACACCAAAAGCATATTACCCAGATGTCTAAGTTTGCATCAGGTAAATACGCTAAAGCTATTTCAGACCGAAGCGGTATGGAGTTTCCATATAATGAAATGGTAAAAGAATGGAATGGTTCTTTTGTACATAGGTCAGAGTTTGAATCAAAACATCCACAACTAGAACCAAGAGCTCATTATGGTGATGCTCAAGGTTTACAAAATGCAAGACCTGCTAGAACAGAACCACCTGTAGCACATCTTTTAGCAGAGGATTCTATGGCAGCAGGACCGGTAGATTCTATTTTAGTTACAGTAAATCAACCGGCGCACGGATATAGCACCGGGGACCGCGTTAGATTTAGAGGAGCAGACCCACACTTTCCAGACTATCCACAAGTGGCTAGAGTCGATGCAGATAATATAAATGATGCTAGAGGACACTTGGTTACAAAAGTTGATGACAATAATTATACTTTTAGTCCTAATGATTTAGTAGAACAGTTTTTAACTGACAACTGTGTTCCAGGAACTACAACTGTTTATGTAGACATGGACGGAGTGCAAACAGAGTACTATCAAAAAGTTGCTTCTTACCTACAGTCTGTCGGACAACTTCCTCTTGGTGAATGGTACGACATGACTCCAGCTGATGAACTAGCAGCTATTGCATCTATTCCTGGTACTCCTGGTTGGTTTGCAGCTTTAGATAAAAGAGCAGAAGCTGACGCATTAGTTGATCTAGTAATTGCTAAAAATGGTAGTTGGGATGTATTAACTACAGATGCCGGCACAACTGGTAACGCAGCAAAACTATCTTGGGTAACTACAAATTTTGGTACTCCTGGATCAGGTGTAGGCAGGGCTCCAGCAACTTTTACAGCCGCAGCAAACTTTAATAAAGGAGTTTACGGAGGCCCTAACAAACTACTAATTGATGATAGAACAGATTATGTTAATCAATTTGTAAATGCTGGAGGTAAAGCCTTTAAATATTATGAAAGTGGTGGTATAAGAAACTTTGGAGGGACAGGAAAATCAGTAGGACCTGTTACATTATTACCATGACCACATACGCAGAATTAGTAACACAAATTAGAGATTATTCAGAGACAGATAGTGCTGTTTTAACTACAACTATTATTAATGATATTATTGCAAATGCAGAAGACAAAATATTTAGAAATATAGAATTAGATTGTTTTAAAGAATACATCAGCGGTAATACAGCTGCTAATAACAGATTTGTAAGTTTACCGGGACAAACTACTTCTGCTACTACACCTACAATTAGTGATATTGCAACAATCAGATATGTGACTCTTTATACTAACTCAGGTACGAAAGAAAGATCTGAGCTTGTAAGAGTAGATGTTGATTTTTTAAATGAATACTATCCAACCCCAGAAGTAGGTTCAACTGCTAAGCCTAGATACTATGCGACTTGGGATATGGGTAAAATAGCTATTGCGCCTACACCAAATGCGGTGTATAAATTTGAGATTGGTATTACTAAAAAACCTACAGGCTTAAGTTCTAGTAATACGACTACATGGGTCAGCGTCAATGCTGAACGTGCTTTATTATATGCCTGCATGGTTGAGACTTTTAAATTTTTAAAAGCACCACAAGATCAACAAGTTTACGAGCAAGCTTATGCTACAGCTGTACAAGAGCTGGCTCAAGAACAGTTGGGTAAAAAACGAAGAGACGAATATAGAGATGGAAGTTTACGGATTAAAGTTCCTTCTCAAAACCCTTAATAGGAGAAAATTATGGCAATATCACAAGCAGTTTGTAATGTTTTTAAACAAGAGCTTTTAAAAGGTAATCACGACTTTGACGGTGGTGGCACTTACTATATTGCGCTTTATACTTCTTCAGCAACTATGGGTGCAACTACTCTAAAATATGTAACAACTAACGAAATAACAAACGCTTCTGGTTCTGCTTATACAGCAGGTGGAAAAGTTTGTGGCAGCCCATCAGTAACTGGTGGTCAAAACTCTACTACTGCTTTTGTTGACTTTGATAATGTTAGTTGGGCTAGTGCTTCATTCACTGCGAATGGTGCATTAATTTACAGACAAGATGGTAGTGGACCAACTAATGATGCTGTTGTTGTGTTAGCGTTCGGTGGTGACTTTACAGCTTCAAACGGAACATTTGAAATTCAATTCCCAGCAAACGGTGGTGGATCAGAGATCATCAGATTAGGATAAGGAGTTTAAATGGCCCTTGTTCTTAATGATCGAGTCAAAGAGACTAGCACCAGCACAGGTACGGGTACAATAAATCTCGCTGGAGCCTCTCAAGGCTTCACGACTTTTGTTGCTGGTATCGGTAATGGTAACACTGTTTAC